CGTAAAGACCAACTCTGGACGACTAACGGGTTGCCTAAGACCAATAGCTTGTTCAAAGAAACATGTAAGCCTGAGAATGTACCTATTATGTCTCTCAATGGCTTGGATACCTCCCTTCCTTGTCTGAGAGAATTGTATGTTGCCCTTACTGTTGATGATCCTACTGAGTCTGTCTTTGCTGATGCTGTCTTCAGTGACCTCCGGTATTGGCTTAAGCTACGTGAAGCTGCCTTCATGCCTTCGTACCTAGCTGACTGGCGCTCAGAGGCAGACATCAAGCGTAAGCAGAAAGCCTTTAGTGTTATTATTGCTGCTGCTACAAATGTTGGTGACAAGAACAGTTTTGCTGCTGCCAAGTACCTCATTGATGAGCCTTGGAAAGGTAGGACCAAAGCTGTCCAGACTGTCAAGAAAGATACAACTGCAAAAGCCTACGACCATTTTAGCGAGGACGTGGCTCGTCTCAAAGAAGAAGGCATGATGCAGTGAGATTATTCCCAGACCTAAGCCAAGACCAAGAGTTCAACTCCCTTGCTGACCAAGGGTATGCTGGAACTATGGACGATAAGCAAAAAGCTTATTTGTCTAACGCAGGTTTGTCTGGTACAATATCTGATATGAAGGCTGCATGGTACAAAGGTAACTTGTTTTCCTCTACATCTAAGTTTTTCTTAGACTTTATTAATGGCTACTACCGAAGCAACAATGTTCAGTCCACACTAGCAAGCACAACCACCTTTGCCCGATCCGGCAACGCGACCATGTTTGACAGCACAGGAACGCTTGTAACTGTTGCCGATGGTGTACCCCGCGAGGGTTCACACCTTTACGAAGGCGGCGCGTGGGCCAACAATGGCTTGCAGCTTGAGAGCGAAGCGCGGACGAACTTGCTTTCGTACTCCCAAGACTACACGAACGGGGTCTGGTTAAAGGGGAGCAATGTAACTGTTTCGGGCAATACAGACATTTCACCAGATGGAAGTCAAAACGCCGACAGGCTTTATGAAGCGGCGACCACTGCCTCACACGTCACTGTCAGTGAGGTGGTTTCGTTTTCTCTTGGCGATAGTCACACCGCTTCTATATATGCTAAAAACGCACCGGGTGGGCGCGGGCTTCTACAGCTTTCGTTCTATCAGGCTTTATCGGGCAATGTTACAACCTACGCAAATTTTGACTTAATCAACGGCGTGGTCACAGTTGAATCCGGTTGCACGGCTACCATGGAGGATGTCGGCAACGGCTTTTATCGTTGCAGATTGACTTTCGTTCAAGGGGGTAGGACTTCTGAGCGGGTCAACCTTGTGCTAATAAACTCAACAACGGCGGGGGCATTCCAATCTTATGTAGGTGACACGTCCAAAGCAATAATTCTTGGTGGATTGCAGTTTGAAGCAGGCTCGACCCCTTCCTCCTACATCCCCACAGCCGGGTCAACTGTAACCCGTGCCGCTGAGACCCTGACCGCATCTGCGGCGAACCTGCCTTGGCCTACGCCTGTAGAGACCACGGGTATTGAGCTTGTGACCAATGGTAACTTTGCCACTGGAATAAGCGGGTGGACATTCAACAACGATAATGCGGCAAACATGACAACAGTATGGGCACCGGCAGGCTATATGTCTGTGTCTCGTGGCGCGGGTTCTGCTTTAGGATCGCCAACGCAGAGTTTGCCTTTAGAGACAAACAAGGTTTATTCTATATCTGTTAGAGTTGAAGGGACACAGCGCGCGTTTTGGAATGTTATAGCGGGTGGGACGTTAGTAAGTACTGTTACAAATGCTGGGAATACTACAGAAACTAGAATTGTCCGGACAACGACATCTAACGCGGGCGTTATCCAGATATGGACCGACAACAACAAAACTACGTTTGTTGATGATATAACAGTCAAAGAGATCAACCCGCTGGCAGTATCCCTCCAGATTAGCGGCAAGATAACTTACGCTGACACTAATGAACTTTTCCGGCCTTTCCCTTTGTGGCCCTCTGTCGGCTCTAATTATATTGGATTTTTTCTTGATACTCGGATCGGAGATACGGGTCAGGTAGGATTTGAGCAGGCCACAGGCAGCGTGGGTGACTCAGTTGCGTCTAGTTCTACAACATATTCACCGGGCCTTAACGTGCCGTTCAACATCGCTTCTCGTCATGGGTCTACTTTCATTAACGGCGCTGTAAGCGGAACAGTATTGACTGCCAACACGACGCCAATTGCACTTCCTGACTTATCTGCACAAACCTTAAACATCAGCTCTGGCTTCATGGGCCACATTAACAAGTTTGGTGTTTGGGATGTTGACATTGGTGATTCTGGTATTGTCAGGGAAAGCACATGATTGAGCACCTGATAATCAACGGCGTGCGTATCTATGGGCAGTGGGACCGTGGCAACCTTTGGTTTATGGGCAGGGCTACGGACAAAGCCACGTTTGACGCCCTAGCCTTGGGTGCCAAGCTAAAGGTGTACACAAACCCGGCACAGGCTGAGACGACAGACCCAGAGACGGGTGAGGTCGTAACGCCAGCGGTTTCCGCGTCTGGTCCACTTATTGCTGCGCCGGGGATCACAATAGCGGAGATCGGCTCTGTCGTTTTAGTGCCCGGTGTTTACGACAGCAACGGCAACGAAACCACAGCACCAGTTTTTGCCTCCGGGTATCACATCAACTTCTGGCTCTCGCCTGTGGTTGTTGCCCGAGGTGAGTGGATGCAATGGGCCACGCTCTGGACCTATTCCGGCGCGGCCATTGTTTCCAATAACGCCGAGGACGGTACGACTATGCAGGGCTTTGCGTTAATCGATCCTGCCACAACCACAAGCCCCTCAAATAGGTTGCTTTAATGTTTGAACGTACTACAGAATTCTGGGTTGCTGCTATTGCTGCTGCCATTTATGTCTTTCTTAACGCTAAAGACAAGGCTATCCACTACCGTATTTTTATGGTTGCATCTTCTGCTGGCTTTGGATTCTCCCTAGCGGGTGACGTAGCAGCTTGGCTCGGTATTGGTGAGACCTTTGCTGGGGTTGTTATTATTGTCTTTGGTTACCTTTTGATTGACCTAGTAACTTCTCTTGTCTCAGATAGAGCGTTTGTAAAAGAAATCCTTAAAAGTCGGTTCAAGTAATGAACACGCCAACCACCATAAAAAGACATAACAACCCAGTCGTATGGGTTTTGTGTACGTTAGTTGTTCTTGCAATGATAAACTACAGTGAGAATGTTAAGAAGGAAGTCTTACAGGTAGAAGAGGAACAGCTAGATGGGTTTTAGACTAGGGACTAAGAGCCTCCGTAAACTAGAGGGTGTACACCCAGACCTAGTTAAGGTTGTTAAAAGAGCCATCGAGATTACTGAGGAAGACTTTACTGTAGGTGAGGGAGTGAGAACTCTTAAGACCCAACAGAGGTACGTCAGAGAAGGTAAGTCCAAGACGCTTAACTCTCGTCACCTAGTTGTAAATGGTTGGAGCCACGCTGTTGACCTTTGGTTACTAAAAGACGGAGTTATCTCTTGGGATACCTCTAACGCAGATAGCTTCTACACTGTTTCCCACGATGATGAGTATGTTAACTACCAAGAGATTGGTACAGCAATGCTCCAAGCTGCACAAGAACTAAGAACACCTATCCGTTGGGGTGCTGACTGGGATGGTGACGGACAACACACTGACCACACCTTTATTGACTGGGTGCACTTTGAGCTACCTAGAGGGGATTACCCCTAATGGCTAAACAACCCACTATTGTCTCAGTAACCTCTGGTTACATGTCTGCCACACAGATTACAGCTAACGACGAAGCACTACAAGCTGCCTTTGATAATACCCTGTCTCTAGACGGTTCCACCCCTAACGCTATGACCGCTGATCTTGATATGAACAGCAACGACATTATCAACGCTAAGACTATTTATGTGAACGGTGCTAATCTACTCTCCCTTTTAAACCACATCACAATCTCTACGGATGCTCCTACAGGTGGTGCAAATGGTGACATCTGGTTCCGTGTTACAACCTAAGGACTTATAAATGGCTGCGCTCTCAGATCACTCCGAAAAGTTACTGTTAGACTGGCTTTTTACTAATGGCACTGCTGTAAGACCTACCGCTTGGTACATAGCCCTCTACACAGCCCCTCCCAGTGACTCAGGAGGCGGTACAGAGCTATCAGGTAGTGGGTATGCCCGTGAAACAGTAACCTTCGCTCCTGCGGCCTCTCCAGCAGGCACAACGTCTAACTCTGGTGCTGTTACTTTTACTGCTTCTGGTAGTAGCTGGGGTGTAGTATCACACATGGGTTTATTTGATGCTGTTACTTCTGGTAACTTGCTTGTACACGGCTCTTTAGCTGCTCCTTTAACAATCGAAGATGGTGATGCTGTTGTCTTTGCAATTGGTTCTGTTGAGTTAGCTCTTGCTTAAGGATACCTGAGTGAACGCTAATTTTAATAGCAGCGACCAAGACCTTGTTAGGATTACTGAGGCAGGTGACACTAGGTTTACAGAGGCTAGTGATACTAGAATTATAACCATAGCAGGCAATGTTGGTGTTTTGTCAATGGTATCATTACCAGACAAAATACTCTTTAACTCCCAAGTCTACACAAAAATAGCTGGTACATGGACTCAAATAGTCCCATCAGCAAACTTAGGGAGTGACTGGTCTTTAACTAACAAGATGTACCGAAAACAATCAGGCGAATGGGTTAGAATTTATTAATGGCAAATGTAAAACTCTCAGAGCTTACGGCAGCTTCTGCTGCTGCTGCGGCTAATGAATTTGAAATCAATGAGGCTGGTACTTCAAAGAAGGTAACTGGTGCTCAGATTAAGGCCTTTGTTAAGTCCGGTCTTGTTACTGCTGACGTAACAGATATTACTTCTAGTACTGCTGAACTCAATATCCTTGACGGTGTTACTTCTAGTACTGCTGAACTCAATATTCTTGACGGTGTTACTTCCACTGCTGCTGAACTCAATATCCTTGACGGTGTTACTTCTAACGCCGCAGAGTTAAACCTTCTTGACACAGGGGAAGCACACCTTACAGCAGCTTGGGAGGCAGGTACAGCTACTACACCGGGTGTCCCATCTCCAGCTAATGTATCCGCAGCTATTGCTGCTCTTGCAGTAAGTACGGCACCTTTTGCAGTTCAAGTGTTTACGGCGTCCGGGACTTACACGCCAACCACTGGCGCAGTTTCGGCTTGGGTGTTTGTCACGGGCGGCGGTGCTGGTGGAGGCAACAGTAATACCGCTACAGGCGGCGCAGGTGCGACTGCCATTAAGCTAATCACAGGGGCAGCGTTCGCGGCTATAACCACGGCCACAATTGTCGTTGGATCAGGTGGGAACGGCGGTTTCAGCGGTGCTGTTGGCGGCACAAGTTCTTTCAGCGCCGGAACAACCACGTTGACTGCGACAGGTGGTCAGAATTCGACTGGTGCTAACCGTTCCGCGTCTGGCGGAGACATAAACATATCGGGCGGGGGTGATTCTGGTTCGTTTTGGGGCGGCGGTGGTGGAAATCCCAAAGAAGGAAACGGTGGACCCGGTGCAGGTTACGGCAGCGGCGGGGGCAGGGGGGTTAATGGTCCGGATGTCACCTATCAAGGGGGTTCTGGTAAATCTGGTGTTGTTTATGTTCTAGAGTTTGGCGGATAAATGTAACTAAAAAGTAGTGACCAAAAACGGCAAGACTAAGGAACAAATATGACACCTGATGAAATTAGAGAAAGGGCAGAGAACGACCTAGAGTTCTTTATCCGTCTCGTAGCACCACAGGAAGTCATAGGCATCTGTCACCAGAAGCTGATGAAGTGGTGGCAGAGAGAAGACGCAAAGCAGCACCAACTAGTTTTATTTCCTCGTGACCACCGTAAGTCAGGCTACGTAGCCTACCGAGTGGCACAGGCTCTAGCTAAAGACCCCACACTACGTATTCTTTACATTTCTGCAACTTCTAACCTAGCAGAAAAACAGCTATCCTTTATTAAAACAATCTTAGTAAGTAAAGCCTTTAGACGTTACTGGCCAGACCACGTTGGTGTAGTTGAGGGTAAGAGAGCTAAGTGGACTAACACAGAAATTCAGTTAGACCACCCACGTAGAGCTTTAGAGAACATCCGTGACCCATCAATCTTTACGGCTGGTCTTACAACCACAATCACAGGTATGCACTGTGACATTGCTGTCCTAGACGATATTGTTGTCCAAGAGAACGCCTACACCAGAGAAGGTCAAAACAAGGTTAAGAGTCAATACTCTCTCTTGTCTTCCATCGAAGGTGGTGAAGCCTCTGAGTGGGTCGTAGGTACTCGCTACCACCCTAAAGACCTCTACAACGATATGCTTGAGATGGTTGAGGACGACTACGACGACGAAGGTAATAAGGTAGGTGAAGCTAACATCTACGAAGTATACGAAGCTGTTGTAGAAGACCTTGGGGATGGCACAGGTGAGTTCCTGTGGCCACGTACCCAACGTAAAGACGGTAAGTGGTTTGGCTTTGACCAAAGGATTCTAGCTCGTAAGAGAGGTAAGTACCTCGACAGGATGCAGTTTAGAGCACAGTATTACAATGATCCTTCTGACCCAGACAACATGCCTATTACCCACGAAGACTTCCAGTACTTTGATAAGAAGCACCTGAAGCAAGAAAACGGTAACTGGTACCTAAAGAACGATAAACTAAACCTTGTTGCCTCTATCGACTTTGCCTACTCAAAGAGAGAAAAGGCAGACTTCTCAGCGTTAGTTGTTATCGGTGTTGACCACATGAACAACATCTACGTACTAGACATTGATAGGTTTAAGACTGACAGAGTTTCTGAATACTTTGAGCACATCCTAGACTCGTACAACAGATGGGGCTTCAGGAAGCTTAGAGCAGAGGTTACAGCGGCTCAGGTTACAATTGTTAGAGCACTTAAGGAAGACTACCTAGCACCTAACGGACTAGCTATTAGGGTCGATGAGGTTAGACCCACACGGCATCAAGGTTCTAAAGAAGAGCGTATTGAAGCTATTTTAATGCCTAGATACGAAAACAAACAAGTTTTTCACTACCAATCAGGGAATACACAAATCTTGGAAGATGAGCTTATGTCACGTAACCCAGCCCACGATGACGTTAAAGACGCTCTTGCTACTGCTATCGAAGGTGCTGTTAAACCAATGGATAGATCACGCAGAGGGTCTTCCAACACAAACATTGTTTGGAACACTAGGTTCCGTGGGAGTGCTTCTTAATGGCTGGCACAGCTTTAGACGTAGAACATACACTAGACCCAGACTCCCTTGCTATGGAGATTGCTAATAGGTTTACTGAGTGGAATATGTTCCGTGCAGACAAGGTAGAAGAGTGGAAAGAACTCCGCAACTACCTCTATGCTACTGACACACGTACCACGACTAATGCCCTTCTTCCTTGGTCCAATAATACTACTACGCCTAAGCTAACCCAGATCATGGACAACCTACACGCTAACTACTTTGCCTCCCTGTTTCCGGGACGTAGGTGGATGCGCTGGGAAGGTAGTAACAAGATTGACGGTAGTAAAGAGAAAGCTGACCTTGTTCAGAGCTATCTTTATCACAAGATTGACAAGTCTGACTTCTCCAACACAGTGTCTGACCTACTGTACGACTACATTACTTACGGTAACTGTTTTGCTAAGGTTGACTTTGTACGTGAAGTTATTGAGATGGAGTCTGGTGAAGTAAACCCAGTATACGTAGGCCCAAAGGTTGAGCGTATCTCTCCACTTGATATTGTCTTTAACCCAGTAGCGTCTGACTTTAGCAAGACTCCAAAGATTATTAGAAGTGTGTTCACACTGGGTGAGCTACACAACATGGTAGAAAACAAACCATACCTAGCCAGCACACTGACACGGCTACTGGACAACAGACACACAGTCCTTTCCAGTGACCACACAGACAAGTCTGAAGCATTTGTAGCTGATGGCTTTAGTAGCATCCAACACTACTACGGTTCTGACTATGTTGAAGTACTGACTATGTACGGAGACTACTACGACAAGAACTCCGGTACTTACCACAAGAACCAAGAGATTGTTGTACTTGACAGAGCCTACGTCATGGACATTAGACAGGGTGCAAGCTGGTTTGGTAAGCCTCTTATCTTCCATGTAGGCTGGCGTCCACGCCCAGACAACCTGTACGCTATGGGTCCACTAGACAACCTTGTTGGTATGCAGTACCGCATTGACCACCTAGAGAACCTTAAGGCTGATGTCTTCGATCAAATCGCTTACCCTGTTATGATGATTAAGGGTGACGTAGAAGACTTTGATTGGGCACCGGGTGCTAAGATTTATCTTGGTGAAGAAGGTAGCGTAGGTTATCTACAGCCTGACGGTACAGCCCTCCAAGCTGACTTCCAGATCGACACCTTACAGAATCGTATGGAAGAGTTAGCTGGCGCTCCTAAGCAGGCTATGGGCATCCGTACACCGGGTGAGAAGACTGCCTTTGAAGTACAATCTCTAGCTAACTCTGCTTCTAGGATTTTTGAACACAAAACAGCACACTTTGAGCGTGTGTTTCTTGAACCAATCCTGAACGCTATGCTTGAAGTTGGTCGTCGTAATATGGACTCAGTTGAGATTATTCCTACTACAAATGACGACACAGGGCTTAAGAGTTTCTTTGAGATTGAAAAAGCAGACATCCTTGGATCAGGTAAACTTGTTCCAGTAGGAGCTAGACACTTTGCTGAAAGAGCACGTAAGGTTCAGAACCTATCGTCTCTACACCAGATGGCAGCCGGTGATCCGGGGGTAGGTGTTCACCTATCTAAGAAAGAGATCGCTCGTATGCTTGCTGACGAACTGGGTGAGCCAGAACTGTTCTCCGAGAACATCGGTGTAGCAGAGCAGATGGAGACACAGAAGGTCATGGAAGACGCAGAGGCTACCCATCAAGGTGACCTCCAAGATAAAGCTGAGAGAGGCCTATAGTGCAATCAGTTTGGTTAAAAGGGTCCAGTGATAAAGATGCTAGGACCAAAGAAATCAAAGGTTTTCGTAACGCTTTCGACGAGTTGAGGAAAGTGTTAGAGAACGACTTTGGGAAGAAGCCTGCGTTTAGAGACTACACAGACTCTAACTGGATGGCTAAACAGATAGCTGTTAACGAGTACAATCAAGTTCTCGAAGACATCTATAAACTCATAAATATAACTGACTAAGGATAACCATGCCTGTATTTGAAGACGGTAACCAAACCGAGACTACTGAAACTACCATTCAAACAGAGCCTACCAAAACTTATTTGGAGCAACTAGTATCAGCACGAGGAGACAACTGGAGTAATCCAGAGGTAATTGCTAAAGGTAAAATTGAAGCTGATCGTCATATCGAAGAGCTTACCAAGCAATTAGCTGACATGAACGCTAATCTTACTAAAGACAATCGTGTTACAGAGCTTCTCTCTAAAATTGAGCAAAAGGCCGCAGGTCCATCGTCTGCAAACGCTCAAAATACAGATGGCGCAGCAGAGTCAAACACCAAGACCGCTACTAGCGAAGAGACTATTCAGAGCCTTGTAGAACTAACACTTTCTAAACGGGATAAGGATAACACTGTAAAACAGAACATGGCTTTGGTTGAAGAAAACCTTAGTACCATGTTTGGCACAGAAGCTGCGGCAACTGTCGAAGCCAAAGCAAAAGAACTTGGAATGTCTAAAGCACGTCTTCAAGAACTTGCCTCTGAGTCACCTACAGCGTTTTTTACTCTTATCGGAGAAAAGCCCCCAGAAGCCACAAGCTTCAACAAAGGGTCAGTCCGTACAGAAAGTGTTGCATTGCAGTCTGGTAATGCTGGAAAGAAAAATAACAGCTACTACCAAAAACTGCGTAAGGAAAACTCCCGCCTCTATAATTCAGCCGCTACACAAGATCAACGTATGGCAGACCGTCTTAAAATGGGCGATTCTTTTTACAAATAACAAGGAACTAAAATATGTCTGGTAACACAACGGGGTCAAACCCATACCTAATTCGGTCGGAACTCTGGTCCAGTGACCTGAAAGAGATTTTGACTGACGAAATGATGGCTCAAAAGTATGTTGACATGCTTTCTGGCTTCCCTGATGGCGATACGTTTACGATCCCATCTATCGGTCAATTGCAAGTTGACAACTACGTAGAAGACTCTGCCGTTGTCTACCGTCCGATGGACACTGGTGAGTTTCAATTCTCGATCACAGAATACCTGTCTTCGGCTACGTACATCACCAAGAAGAATGAGCAAGATGCCTTCTATTCTGCACAGCTTAAGTCTAAGTTTGTGCCAGAGCAAGAACGTGCAATCATGGCTCACTTCGAGACAACCACTCTGGCAACTCCAGAAGCAGGTGTCACAGCTAACTCTAACGAGTCCATTGACGGTATTGAGCACCGTTGGGCTGCTGGTGGTACTGGCGCATTCCTTGCCCTTGAGGACTTTGCTCGTGCCCGCTACGCTCTGAAGAAGGCTAACGTGCCTGACACTAACCTGATTGCGATTGTAGACCCATCGGTTGAGTACACAATCAACACTTTGACCAATCTTGTTGATGTCTCCAACAACCCACGTTGGGAAGGTATTGTTGAGTCCGGTATTGCTACCGGTATGACGTTCATGAAGAACATCTATGGCTTTGACGTGTACACATCCAACTACTTGCCGGATGTTACAGACGGTGCATTGAATACGACTGCTGACGCGGCTGTAAACTTTGCTACTGTTAACGGTAAGGCAAACTTGTTCTTCTCCGCTGCTCAGACGGTAACTCCGTTTGTAGGCGCATGGCGTCAAATGCCTGACGTAGACTACGAGTACAACAAAGACTTCCAGCGTCACGAGTACGTTACTACTGCTCGTTATGGTGTTAAGTTGTATCGCCCTGAGAACATGGTTCGTGTTCCTTCAAAAACTAACGTATAAGAAAGGATAAATTATGTCTTATACAAATACTGATGGCATGTACGTTCTCACCTTCGGTGATAAAGGTGCAGTCCAAGATACTGGTACGGCCACGGTTGGTGGTCGTCAGACACTGGTAAAGACTATTACACTTGCTAGTCTTGCCAGTTCCTTCGGTGCAGCTAATATTGATGTCATGGATGCTGTAATCCCTGCTGGTGCAGTGATCCTTGGGGCCACTCTGGTCGTCACTGACGCTGCTACCTCCGGTGGTGCAGCTACCCTAACCATTGGTACGTACAACGCTGCTGGTACGGCTATTGACGCAGACGGTATTGATGCTACGGTTGCTGTTACGGCAATTGACGCTGACAATGACGTTGTACGTTGTGACGGTGCCCAAGCCACCGGTGTTGGTGGTAAGCTTGCTGTGGATGCACATGTTGGTGCTCTCTACGCTTCAGCAGCCTTTACCGCTGGTACTGCCAAGCTCGTCATTGAGTACATCAAAGTCGAGTAAACTAAAGGGGAGGTCTTTACGGGCCTCCCCATCTTTACTATTGACAATAGGTTAGTTATAGTGTATAATAGACTTGTAGTCTTCCAAAGGTATAACTACTAACAGTACCCTAGCACACGCCTTAGGAGGGCAGACCAATAGCTAATATTAATCACAGTGTCCTGACAGACCCTTACCTCCATGAGCCTAAGGGTGCTGCTGCTGCGGCAGTTAACAAAGTATTTGTTTCTAATGGTGCTGGTTCAGGTTCATTTAAAAAAGCTTTTACACAAGGTTGGGAAGATGTAAATGACACTGCTACTGCAAGTGCACCTATTGCGTTAACCCTAGCAGACACAGACTACGTACTAACTAACAACGGTTTAGGCTCAAATACTAATTCAACGTATAGGCTACCCGGAAGAACAGCAATTTGGAATACGTCTACCAGTAGGTTTGATTTTGGTGGTTCTGGTTGTTTAGTAGGAGACACTGTTGACTTTAGAATTGACTTTGATGTTGCTAACAACGCTGGTGACGGACAGTTTGCACTAAAGATGAACCTAGGCATTGGTGACGCAGGTGCTTACACCCTTAAAGTTGCCCGGTCAACAAGTGTTCCTGTGGGCACATTTCAGTTTACACACCATTTTAGTGTTTACATGGGTGATACAATTACTTTAGATAATCCTGCTGAGTTTACTCTTAGTAGTACTACTACTGGAGACACTGTTGTTATAAATGGTTGGTATATCCGTACAGTACCCCTTAACCCGGTTTACTTGTAATGAAAAAGACCTTAATAGCTATTGTTAAAGATATCTTGTCTGACCTAGACTCAGAGGATGTATCTACTCTTTCTGCTAGTGTAGAAGCACTACAGATTGCCCGCATTGTAGAACAAACATTCTACGACATTACAGCAACAAGACTTATCCCTGAGCACCAGAGCTTGATTAAGCTTACTGCTCTTAGTGACACTTTATTTCCTACACACTTTCAGTACCCAACTAATGTTAAGGTTATTTCTACTGTCTGGTATGACCAGAGTTTAGACTCCTCTTACAAATATGGTCTTATTGATTGGTGTGATCCAGAAGCCTTCTTAAAGCTAGTTGACAGTGTTGGTGGTAACTACACTCTTGTAAACGACAAGACTGCTGGCACTAAGCTCCGTATCACAAATAACAAACTACCTACTCTGTACACATCCTTTGACGACCAGTACATTGTTATGAACTCCTTTGATAGCACTGTTGACACCACCTTAACTGAAGCCAAGGTTAGAGCTATTGGTGTTACACACCCTATATTCTCCCTTTCAGACAGCTACGTGCCTGACCTAGACGCTACCATGTTTCCTTACCTAGTTAACGAAGCTAAGTCTCGTGCCTTCTCTATCTTCAAAGGTGGGCCTGACCAAAAGGTTGAGCAAGCAGCTAGGAGACAGAAGAACTACATCCAGAACGATCTACACCGTACTAAGAAAAGTCCTGTAGGAAGAAACTATGGTAGAAGTTAAAGAACTTTCCGACAAGCAAATGCTTGTTATGTCTACACCTAAACGACTAGCGACTTACTACGTAGAGAGAAATAAAACAGGATACTCACAGTTTGTGTTTAGACTGGATAAGGGGCCACTACCTGAAGAGTTGTCTGGTGTGTACTCCTCCCTACTAAGAGCTAAGAGAGCTTTCCTTGATTACGAAAAGTCTTTGGCAAAGTCTTATACTGTTAAACGTAAAGAAATCTCTGAAGAACGCGAGGTAAGAAATGCCAAAGTACGACCAGAAAGTACTTAATACCTTTGTTAAGGGGTTAATCACTGAAGCAGGTGAGATGACCTTCCCTGACTCTGCCTCTGTAGATGAACTTAACTGTGACTTGTTTAGAGATGCAACACGTCGTCGTAGAAAAGGTATTAACAGAGAAGCTAACTTTCAAGCGTCTACTTTTAATATTACAAACACTCTTACAATGACAACTGGTTCTTGGATTAACGTCGGTGACGTAGGTAATAAAGAGTACCTAGTGGTACAGGCTGGTTCAGTTCTATACTTTTTCAACAAGGGTTTACTACCTTACTCAGGTCAGGAAGTTGCTACTTCAATTGATTTAATTACATATCAGGTAGCAGGAACTATAGGTGTAGACCAAGCTAAGTGTCAGTTTGCCTCTATTGGCGGAAGCTTACTGGTTGTTTCTGAGGCTATGGAACCGGTATATTTAACAGAGTTAGCTGGTGTTATTACAGCTACACAGATTACACCAAGAATTAGAGACTTTGAGTGGCTTGGTGAAAAGAACTCTTACAACACATCAATAGCCACAGGTTCTGCTACGTCAGCCCGTAAGTACGACACAGCTAACAGTGGTTGGGTTGGTACTAAAGGTGCGGCAGCACTAGCAACCTACATTGCTGCTCGTTCAGCCTACCCACCATTGAGCCTACCTTGGTATAGCGGTAAGGACTCAAATGGTAACTTCAGTGTTACCGAGTGGGAAGAGATTTACACCGGTAGTTCCTTGCTTGG